GGGGTCGGACCATCCAACCCCCGTTAGTAGTTACGCTTCGACCGGCTCGTCCACCTTGTCGGCTTTGACTTCGACATGGTACTCGATAGTCTCGACTTGACGTCCCGCCTGCCACTGCATGGTGTCTGCCGATTCGGTATAAGCCTTACGCAGGATGTCGTGGAGCTCTTTGTGGAGTTCCCTCTCGTCTGACCAGTCGCTGTAGCCAGCCCCATGCGTAGTGAAGAACCTGTCGATTACGGTCAGCTCGTGGATGGTGAGTTTAAGTGGTAGTACGAGTGATCCGGTGTTTACGTAAGACAGTTTAGCCATGATGGCCTCCTTGGTTGAGTTAATGCCGAGCGCTCATAACGACGTGTGGCCGTTACCAACTTGGCGGAGAAGGGGTGCAATAAGAAGGAGGCGTGGCCCCTTGGTCCGCCGACGTAAAAGGTTGCAGTCAATGCCCCGACGACCCCTTGGGAGGAGCCCTTTAGGGTCGCCATTATTTTAGTGCGCTCTAGTCATAGGCGTTGACACAATAAGTGATCAACATGACTCCGTACTATGGATTAATCTGGTGTTATGTTGATCACTTATTGTTTCGACGGTGGCGATGCACACGCGAGGTTAGACGCACTAAAAAAATTGCAGGGCTTTTCGGAAACTCTTTTTCGAAATTACACTATCGCGAGCAAGATTGGTCATCGTCCGGATGTCGTTGTGTGTGTGGTAGTTGAGACCGAGCGAAAGTTCTCGTCCCTCTTCAAGGACGAAACTAAGGGAGGTCGAGGGACATAAAGACAAGGGATCGGGCTCCGGCCCCTTGGCCGCGGCCTATCCCTTGGCTTTATGGGTCGGGCTCCGGCCCCTTGGCCGCGGCCGACAGTCGGGCCATAGACCGACAGTGCTGTGAGTGCAGTCCATCCGCCAAGCGCCGTCCAACGGGCGCATAGCCGTTGGTCGACTGTCAGTTCGAAGACTGACACGAGCCGAAGGATCGTTGCGTCAGGGATCGAAGCCCGTAAGGGTGGGGACGCCCTTGCGTCACCATTCACGAGAGCCCGCCCGGACGCCCAACAGATAGATCATAAGACAGAGGGGTGGAGCCAACTGAATCTTTTCTAGAACGTGGGGACTAGAGACAATAATTATTTCACCAAGAACCTTGGGCCACATACCCTGATACAACGAGTCATCGAGCCGTGCTCCGACTGTCAGTTCGGAGACTGACATGGCCTGAAGGGCCATTCCCTTCTCTTAGAAGTATCGCGCGACTAGCGCACCTTTTTATACCTTGGGGGTTACTGTGGGAAATTCTACTGAACGACACGTCGAAATGATGCGACCCCGTCCCCCCCTTTTGGCCCCACACGTCGCACCCGCCGCCCCTATAATGTTGGTGTGATAAAATCATTCGCCCCTAGTTCCATTGCACTTGTGCGCAACAAACAAGTCCCTTTATTTTACCGTCCTAAAAATATTGGGTGTAAATTCATTTGGGTTTGGTGTATGGTGCATTTAAAGTTTTGTTGGGGATGATGCCATGATGCCACCACTGATGACAGGCGATGTCGAAAAAGATCGAATTGCTATGGCTGAATTTGAAAAGAGTTCCAAAGCCCAAGAAAAAAGAGAGTATGACCTGATCCACGGAACCGGATCGTATGATATAAAATTTCCGGCAGCGGCCTCCTCCGCTGTGAGTACAGAAGAGGTTAATCCGTTTGCTTCGACGGCGCCTGAAGATTCGTTTCAAGCGGAGTTTTTGAAGTTACAGGCTGATAACCCTGGGGACCCGAGGTACGCGGGCGAAGTACCGGACTACGTTGCGCCGGAGGAGATTCAGCTTGGGCTTGATAATCCTGGGGACCCGAGGTTTTATCAGGGGATCATGAGTCAGGCACCATCGAGCATGACTGATCCTGGGATGATGGGGATGATGCAGTCTCCGATGCAGCAGAGTTCATCACAGCAGCAGAGCAGTCCGTTTGGCGGCAACTTTGCGAGTTACTTAACTGGAAGCATGGGTGGTTTTGGCGGCGGCGGCGGCATGAGTGGCTACGGCGGCATGGGCACTGGGATGAGTGCGGGGGGTGGCATTATGTCGATGGCTAATCCGATGCAACGGCAGATGTCGATGATGCCTCAACAGATGATGCAGCAGGGCGGCTATGCTCCTCGTCCGCAGCAGCAGTTTTTAACCCGAAATGGGGAGAGTGCTGGTTACGGCGGTCAGTCGGGTTCTCAAAACAATCAGCAGAGTTTTTATGGCCAGCAGCAGTTTAACAGTCCGTTTGGCGGGGCGTCACGCGGCTATTACGCTTGATCTAGCTTAGTGGTTTGAGATGTGTTACACGGGGTTAAACCCACGGAAGGGAACGAACAATGTATAAGTACAACATGGGCGGCACTGTTCCGCGTGAGACTACGATTGGCGGCCAGCGTCACAACTTAGCGTACATCAATCCTTTCGAGGAGGACTTGTTGAACACTCAGTACCGAGGCGGTGAGGGCCAATCTGTACCACCGTTTGCCGGTCCTGGGGGCATTCCTGCTTATAGAACACTCGGAATGAGTCCCGGTCAGGCACGTTCGATGGGCCAAGGTTATCGAGGTGGTGACAAAGCAGGTTCTCCTAGCGGGGCTAGCGGGGGCGGCCAACGAGATGAAATTGACAAACAACGTACCCGTGATGCGGAAGCCGCTGCTGTTGCTGCACGCCAGCGTCTAGCAGCTTTCAAGAGAGATGCCCCCACAGATCCGTACACTGACGTAGCAGCATTTCTTACACCCAAGGTAGTTACACCCAAGGAAGTAGCTTCATCCGCAGGCACCGTAGCCACCGGTGCCTCTGCCGAGGATCTTAAAGCCGCAAAAATCGCTAGAGTAGCGAAGCCGCGAACGGGCCTAGAGTCACTCGCGAACTTCTTTACCCAAGGCAGCGGCCCGGATAAAGAAGGCTCTGACTTCATGCGATATAATGAGGCTGGTGAGCTTGTATATGAGATAGGCCACCCAACAGGAAAAGCAGGCGAGCTTGTTGACCCCACCTTAAAAAACTCATTTGGGTTTAAGGTTGGCATGGCCAACTCCAACCGCAATGACGAGACCCCTGGACGATTTAACCAAGGCATAGGCTCGGGGTTTAAGACGGACTTGGACATGGCGTTTGCCGCGGGTTTCGGAACCCCAGAGGAACAACGTGCGAAATTGATACTAGCGGGCTACAGCGAGGCAGATGCCGATGCGTATGTTGCCAAAACGGAGGCCACTCGTGAGGCTGGTTTCCCCGGCCCTGTTGCCGACGGTAACGACAATCCGGCTGCAACAGTATCGGGCATTGACCCTTTCGCGTTTACTGGCGTCGGCGGCGGCACTCCTGGAAAGGCGGCTGCCGATCCTTGCCCCGAGGGTTTCATAATGGATCCTGCGACCAACGCCTGTGTGCCTATGGACGATACAAACAGCGGCTACCTTGGATTACCGAGTTACGTTACGCCGGACCCCAGCGTTCCACTTACGGACTTTTCTCAGCCCGCGGTCCTTGGACAGCCTAACTTACAGCCATACGCTCCGATTAACTCTGGGACCGGCGGCAATTTCATCCAAGGCACCAATCAGAATAACTTCAACCGAGGCGGCCCTGTTGGTGGGATCATGGATCTTCTAAGGTAGTGAACTTACAAGCTCTACCAGAGGAAGCCTTAAAAGAAATACTAGCCTTAACTGAGGCTCGAAAGAACATGGACTTGCGTGAGAAGGCTCACGACAACTTCATGCCGTTTGTTCATCATGTGTATGACAACTTCATCGAGGGCCAGCACCACCGTGTGATTGCTGAGAAACTTGAGGCCGTGGCCCGCGGAGAGCTCAAGCGTTTGATTATTAACATGCCTCCTCGGCATTCTAAGTCTGAGTTTGCAAGTTACTTGATGCCTGCTTGGTTTCTGGGCAGGAACCCAAAGCTAAAAATCATCCAAGCTACACACAATACGGAGCTTGCGGTACGGTTTGGACGCAAAGTGAGGGACTTAATTGATGACCCTGAGTACAAAACTATCTTCCCTGAGACAAACCTTAAAGATGACAACAAGGGCGCGGGTAAATGGGGCACTGACAAGGGCGCGGAGTACTTTGCGGCGGGTGTTGGGGCTGCGATTACGGGCCGTGGTGCTGACTTGCTGGTCATTGACGACCCTCATTCGGAACAAGATGCGTTAAGCGAGACTGCATTCGACCACGCATACGAGTGGTACACCTCTGGGCCCCGTCAGCGTCTCCAACCTGGCGGCTCGATCATCATTGTTATGACAAGGTGGGGAAAAAAAGACTTGACAGGGCGATTATTGGCCCAGCAGGGCAGTGATGTCATGTCTGACAAGTGGGATGTGGTGGAATTTCCTGCAATTCTGCCCAGTGACAAGCCACTTTGGCCGGAGTTCTGGGATAAAGACGCATTATTGTCGATCAAGGCGTCTTTGCCTGCTAGTAAGTGGAACGCGCAGTGGCAACAGCAGCCCACGGCCTCCGAATCAGCGATAATCAAGCGCGAATGGTGGCAAACGTGGGACCGTCCTACGATTCCGCCGTTGAAGTACATACTTCAGGCGTATGACACGGCGTTTTCCAAGAAGCAGACGGCTGACTACTCTGCAATCACGACTTGGGGGGTGTTTCAGCCTGAAGAAGGGGGCGCGGACCACGTTATTTTGATGGATGCGCGCCGTGGCAGGTGGAATTTCCCTGAATTAAAGGAGGTTGCCTTTGAGGAGTACGAGTATTGGGAGCCGGATATGGTGTTGGTGGAGGCGAAAGCGACGGGTACACCGCTCATTGACGAGTTACGGTTGCGCGGTATACCAGCATTGGGCTTCTCACCGGGCAAAGGAAGTGATAAGGTAACGAGGATGCACATGGTTGCGCCGTTGTTTGAAGCGGGTATGGTATGGGCACCGGAAGACAAGAAGTTCGCTGATGACGTGATTGAGGAAGTAGTTTCGTTTCCTAATGGTGACAACGATGACTTCTGTGATAGTATGACGTTGGCACTTATGCGTTTTCGTAGGGGTGGTTTTATCTCTCTGGCTGGAGAGGACGACCAGGAAGACGAATGGAGGCCCCGTAAACGGGAGTATTACTAATGGCATTACCACCTAACATGGTTGTTCCGGGGCTTGACCTGGATGACACAGCGGGTCTTCCCGACGTAGAAGTTGCAATTGATGCACCGATGGAGTTTCCAGGCGGGGCTGAAGTTATAGAGGATGGCATGGGGGGCGCGACTGTCCAGCCCATGAACTTCCAAGAAGAGATGATGGCTCAAGAGGAGTTGATTCCGTTTGACGCTAACCTAGCAGAGTTCATGGATGAGGGCGATTTAGGCGCGTTATCCAGCGAATTACGGGGTTTATACGAGGATGACCTAGAATCACGGTCCGAGTGGGAAGAGGCGTATGTCAAGGGGCTTGACCTGCTTGGCATTAAGATGGACGAGCGGTCTACTCCGTTTGAGGGCGCGTCTGGTCTTACTCACCCGTTGGTTGCGGAAAGTGTTACACAGTTTCAGGCTCAAGCGTACAAAGAGCTACTGCCTTCGGGCGGCCCAGTTAAGACTGGCGTGTTGGGGGCTAAGACCCCAGAGCGGGAAGCGCAGGCTACTCGCGTAAAAGACTTTATGAACTACCAGATCACGGAAGTTATGGAAGAGTATGATCCAGATATGGACCAGCTTCTGTATTATCTCCCGTTAAGTGGATCGACATTCAAGAAAGTTTACTTCGACGCTACTCGGCAGCGGGCTGTTGCTAAGTTTATTCCTGCGCAGGATTTGGTTGTACCTTATTCCGCGTCTGATCTGACCACGGCCAATCGAGTTACGCATGTTCTGCGTATGGATGAGAACGAAGTTCGTAAGTTGCAGGTCTCGGGCATGTACCGTGACGTTGACTTACAGACCTCGGACAATCTTGAAGAGAACCCTGTTCGCCAGAAGGTAAACGAGCTTGAGGGCTTATCTAAGAACTATAGCGAAGATGTGCTGACGATCCTTGAGATCCACGCTGATCTGGACATTGAAGGCTTTGAGGACATCAACCAAGAGACTGGTGAGCCGACTGGCATTCGTCTTCCGTACATTGTTACGCTTGACGAAAGCTCTGGGCAGATCCTTTCTATCCGTCGCAACTACGCAATGGACGATATGCTACGCCGCAAGCGGCCTTACTTTGTGCATTACAAGTTTACCCCTGGATTGGGGTTCTATGGCTTCGGAATGATCCATATGATTGGTGGCCTCGGTAGAGCCGCTACAAGCCTCCTACGACAGCTTATAGACGCTGGAACCCTAGCTAACCTCCCCGCAGGCTTTAAGGCCCGTGGAGTGCGTGTACGGAACTCTGACGAGCCGTTGCAGCCAGGAGAGTGGAGAGACATCGACGCGCCAGGAGGGAGCATCAGAGACGCTATTGTACCTCTGCCCTATAAAGAGCCATCAGCTACGCTGGCTCAGATGCTTGGCGGTTTGGTTAACGATGGGCGTAGGTTCATCTCTCTGGCCGATCAATCTGTGTCTGATATGGGTAAAGACACCCCAGTAGGAACTACGGTTGCTATGTTGGAGCGCGGCATGAAGGTCATGTCAGCAATCCATAAACGGTTGCACTACGCTCAGAAGACAGAGTTTCGTTTGCTGGCGCGTATCTTCGCTGAAAATCTACCTCCGATGTACCCTTACGAAGTAACAGGTGCACCGCAGGAGGTTAAGGTCGAGGACTTTGACGCCCGGATCGACGTCCTCCCAGTCTCAGATCCGAACATCTTTTCGATGGCTCAGAGGGTTACTTTGGCCCAGACTCAGCTACAACTGGCTCAGTCGAACCCAGAGATGCACAACCTTCACGCCGCTTATCGTCGGATGTATCAAGCGTTAGAGGTGCAAAACATAGACGAGGTTCTACCACCGCCTCCACCACCACCGCAGCCTACTCCTCAAGATCCGGCCATGGAGAATGGTGGGATGCTTATGGGTCAGCCCCAGCAGGCGTTTCCAGAGCAGGACCACGAAGCTCACATTGAGGCTCACATGTCTCTTCTTTCACTGCCTATGGTACAGGAAGCTCCGCCGGTTATGGCGGGACTACACAGCCACATCTTGCAGCATATCGGCATGGCGGCCCGTGAGCGGGTGGACAGAGAGATGAAGTCCTTGGCGGAAGAAAGCACGATGCAACAGGTTGATCAGATGAAGGTCTCCATGGAAGAGCAAGGCCAGCAGTTACAGCTTATGGTGCAGACTGGAGCTATTGATTCGGCCACGGCACAGCAGATGGCCCAGCAGCAACAACAGCAGATGCAACAACAGATGCAGCCTCCTGAACAGTTTGCTCCAGAGCAAGTTGAGTCTCGAGTTGCGCAGGTTGAGGTTGAGTTGATTAAAGCTCTTATGCCTATGATGACTGCGGGCACGGAGGAGGAGGATCCATTGGTTGGTATTCGCATGCAGGAACTTTCTATCAAGGAGATGGAAGCCCAGCATAAGTTAGCGATTGACCAAGCTAAGTTGGAACTTGACGGGATGAAGATCGAACAGCGGGCCGTGACAGACGCTGCTCGATTGGAGCTTCAAGAGCAGGTTGCCGATGATCGTAGCGATGTTAACCGAGAACGTATCGATGTTCAGCGCCAAGCGATGGAGCAAAGAAATGCCAATCAAACCGGGGAATAGCAAAAGGTTTTCTGGAGAGTTCTGAAGGCGTTAAAAAATGATTGAAGTATTGGCCCTTGCTGGCGCGGTTACTAAAATAGCAGGCGGTATAAGCGCCGCCATAAAAGCTGGAAAAGATATCAACGGCGTTATGCCTGCATTCGGGCAACTGGCAAAGGTTGAGAGCGAGATACATCTAGCTGAAAGCGGACGTCACAAAGGCCCACTAGGACGCCTTACTTCCTCTGAAGAAGAAGGGTATGCCATCGCTTCAGCTAAGATGGCGCA